CACCACCACTAATTACCAGCCCACCGTCACTAGTTACCAACCGTCTTATATAACACGGACAAACAACTCAATTAGTAATAGATACACTTCAAGACCACGGTTTAGTATACCTAGGATATCAAGGTACCGTAATGATAGTAATAAATATTATAATTTAAGTTACAATAAAAGTTATAGTCCCAGTAATAATACGGATGAAGAATATAAGAAAATTCAATTGCGTCAGAAATTAGCAAGTCTTACAACACAAATACAGAACCGACTAAAAGGTACAACCACCACCAACACCAAGAACGTCACCGGACCCACCAACACCAAGAACGTCACCGGACCCACCAACACCAAGAACGTCACCAACACCAACAACTCAAGTAAAAGACAATTAAACAATTTGACAAATAGTATAAAAAAAGCTGTCGGTGAAGAGAACACATCCTAAAAAAATTTATGTGTATATATAATAAATGAGCAATAAGAATCCAAGACATTTCACGGAAAAAGGCAAAGAAATTTTAAAATCACTTGGTGATATGCTTTCAAATACAAACAATACTGCAGCAGGTTTGACGCGTAAAATTTCAATTGCGACTAATATTTTAAAGGTAGCTTTGCCAACTATATTCAGAGAATACAAACAAGAATATGTAAAAGTATTTGATCGTAATGCCCCATCGGAACCACCACAAATCATGAAAATGGATCGTATTTTACAACAAGGACGTAATAACAAGGCTGCTGCTAACGCTGAGGCGGCTAAAAAAGCAGCAAACGAGAAAGCAGCGGCAAATCAGAAAGCGGCAGCTAACGCTGAAGAGGTGGCTAGGAAGAGGGCTGCTAACGAAGAGGCGGCTAAGAAGGCAGCGGCAAATGAGAAAGCAGCGGCAAATCAGAAAGCAGCAAACGAGGAGGCAGCTAAAAAAGCGGCAAACGAGGAACTTAAGAAGAGAGCGGCAGCTAATGCTGCAGAAGCTGCTAGGAAAGCGAAGACTGAACTAAATAGTCTTTCTAAAAGTATAAGAAACGCGGTAGGCGATAATAACAATTCTAACCGGCCGAGTGGTTTCCTTAAATCTTTACAGAACAGAAAAATTGGTTTAAGAAAAGTTGAACCAGTTGTAAATAAAGGACTAGATTTTATAAATAAAAAACCAGTTTTTATAAAAAACCGACGAGTTTTTATAAATAAAAGACCAGTTTTTACAAATAAAAATCTGGAAACAGCAAAAGCTGGTTTGAGACCAGTTGTTAAAAGTGGTAATCAAATACCTGTTAATAATCATCTTACTAATACTCAAAGAAATATGCTTGAAAGAAGAAATGCTATGAAAAAACCTAATAACACACCCGGTAATAGTTGGGAAAATAATAAATAAGAATAATAAATGAGTTGTCCATACAAAAACATATTCGGAAAAGTAAAAGAAGGTGTACACAGTTATCGTATATTCGATTTTGCGGTAGTTGATACGGTTCTCACGCTACTTCTGGCTTTTTTTCTAGCTCGCGTACTGAAACAAAACGTATTATTTGTATTTACATGGTTACTTGTCATAAGCGTATTTGTCCATAAGGCGTTCTGCGTAGAAACTACTTTAACAAAACTCGTGCTACATTAAATATGAAATTGCAGTGTACAATTCACAAACCGCTTACATGTATAAACGGTCGGTACTACATTTTTCTCAATCTGTTATCACAATCAGATATACAAAAATGTACAAAGAAGAACGTCGATATAAATCCATTACAGGGTTCGGTTCTTAAAGTCAAGGTTCCTTTCAGGTACAATCGTATCATGTGTAAAACCGATGGTATAAAGACCATTCACGAAGCTCTAGAAGGCGATCATATCATGGTCGATATAGAATATACAGGCGAGTGGTCTATAGATGACACTACACATGGTTCAACTTGGAAATTAATGTATTATATATATAAATAAACAATGTTACCAGATAACAAATTAAAACCTCATTTAGAAGAAAAACTATCTGAATTACCAGACTATTTGATTTCGTGGATAGCTCGATATCCTCACGTACAAGATTTGGCAATTACGATAATGCACAAAAGATTCCAAGAAAAATTAAACAAAATTCAGAATTATGACCGACTTAAAACAAATATCAATACGAGAAATTTATCACCTAATCAACGCCAACAGTTAAATCAATATAAACAAAAATTGTTTAAACATAAAGTAAATAAATTGGTCAATATTAACAGTCTCGCTCCAATTTTACAGAGTAAAAACTCTTACAGTAACGGTGAAAGGAGAATAGCTTATAACAGAATACAAAATCTAAAAAGAAAATTTAAAAATGCGTCAAGAACATCATCTTATGAATTCAAAAATGGTATTGCTGCTAGACTACGTAGAAGTGCGAGTCACGGGTTAAATACTCTAAAAAACAGAACGAGAAGTCTTTTTAGTGGATTTAAACGTGAACAACAATAAAGAATAGAAAATTCCTATTACTATTAAGTATGGACGGTACATTTTTAGCTCGGTACGAAAAAAATATAGAAAATTTTAAGAATTTGATGGTATCAGAACCGGAAAAAGCAAAAATTCACGAGAATAATATGCACGAGTACATGCTGAATTGTATACCCTATATCGAAAAGTATTCAAACGCTTCGAAATCGAGTGACAGTACGGTATACGATTCGTTACTATGTACCAAGACCACAAAAGGGTTACAGAGAAGAGACTTGTACCATGATTACCTCAGAAAAGTAGAAAATTACCAAGGTGAGCTAGGTAACCAATGTATAACATCAATAGATACATCACGGTGTAAAAATTGCAAGTCTACGAATTTAGTATTTGACTATATACAAAGTCAACAGATATGTGTATCATGTGGTTTATGCGAATACTACCAGTCGAAAGAACTTAGTTATAAAGAGGAACAAGAAACATCTGAGAAAATCATAACATATGCTTACAAAAGAGACAATCATTTCAATGAATGGATTTTACAGTTCCAAGCCCAAGAACAAACTTCTATACCCGATGAAGTTATAGATCAGTTACGAAACGAATTCAAAAAACAAAAAATACGAAACTTGAACGAGATTACCCATACAAAGGTACGCAATCTACTAAAAAAATTGAAACTTAACAAGTACTATGAGCATGTACCTTATATAACTAACATTTTAAACGGTGTTAACCCCCCTAAAATGTCACAGGAACTTGAGGATAAATTAAGACAACTTTTCAGAGAGATACAAGAACCGTTCAATAAATGGTGCCCCGAAAACCGCAAAAACTTTTTGAGTTATTCGTATGTACTCTACAAGTTTTGTGAACTTTTAGGTGAAGACCAGTACCTTGACTGTTTTCCTTTACTTAAATCAAAAGAAAAATTACATCAACAGGACCTTATATGGAAGAATATATGCAATGAACTGAAATGGGAATATATATCGACCAGTCTAATTTAAAATTTTTGATAAAATAGCATATAAAAAGGGTATACCCGAAACCGAATTTAACATTTGTAATTTAACTGAGAGTCGGCTGCTTTTACCTGTCCCTGAACTTGAGCTTTTACTTGTCCCTGTCCCTGTCCCTGTCCCTGAGTCTGAACTTGAACTTTTTTTGTCCTTTTTTTTATATACAAAAAAATAATATAAAACCGCTATCACTATTAATATTACTAATATAGCAACCGATATAAATATATATTTTTTCTTTTTGTTACTGTTTGTTAAATTTTGTAGATGAGTATTGGTTTTTAAATTTTGTAGATGAGTATTGGTTTTTAAATTTTGTGATTGTTTATTAATAGTCGCGTTCATTTATTATATACATATAAAAAAATAATAAACATAAGAGGTAGTAAATGAGATATTTAATATCACCCGTCGTGGACTTTTTACATTGTATAAAAATACCAGATTATACAATAAGTTCCATAAAACTAAAATACGTACAAAAGAAACAACCTGTAGAGAAACGTAAAGGAGTATGGAACAAAGAACAATATTACTGGACAAATGAAGGCAGTACACACTACGTACATTACCCACGTAAAGATTATGAAACCCGACAGTCTGATTGGTTACCAGATAATACTTTATTCATCATAAAATATTGGTACAATAACCGAAAATACGTGTACATGACTCGAGACAAAAACCATTCATGGCCTCCTGCAGAACCTAAAGATGTCAAATTCAGGTTACCTATTATAAAAGTTGTCATCGTTAAAAACGATAATACGATTGAATGTATCACCAAAAAATTCAAAAAAGCTGCCGGACCATATGGCAATTTTTTCAATCAACCTGTGACTCCATACGATATCATAGATATAGTTGAATTTCAATGTATGGTTATGGTAAACGTCATGAATATGACATATAAATTCAATAACGATGAAATTATTCAGTTACCTTAGTAGCCATATAAAAGTTCATTTCACCGAGATTCGCCACATTGTACTTGAGGGTCAGAAACCTGTTCTGTTCTTCTTGTACAATTTGGACGGTTGAGCACATGCTTGTTGCTTTTGTGAACAAGTTTAGATACTTTAGTGAATATATACCATGTATATGTCCAATAAAATTCTCTGTGCAGTTTATAGTCGTTTCTTGATTCGCAAAATCACCTTCGCATCCTATTGTAAGGCGAGTATCGGCACGACTTATTTGTATTTCTTGGCCTATATTATTCATGTCCCTACATATTCTCTGAAAATCGACCGATGACATAATGGTCGTGACTGATACAGGTACGTTAGGTACTTCTATAAAGTCTTCGTTTATATCAAGCAACTTGAGTTGAAAATTTGTACTGGTTTTTTTATTCGAGTTTTCTATCCGAATATTCATATTCTCTTTATTGTTTATTTCGAATATAAGTATATCATTATTCGATATCGTTTTCAAGAGTTTGAATGTATTGGTTACATTTATACCAGCTACGACCGGTTCTTTACATTCATACTCTTCAAAATTATCAGCCATTAGCTTGAAATCAACCAGGGCTGTTCTTGCTGTATCAAGTGTCGTGATGCGTATACCTTCGTGATCGAAATAAATGTTTATATCGTTCAGAATATCTTTAAGAACTTCAAAAGCCGATTTTAAAGCAGATGCTTGAACTGTTTTAAATTTCATTTACGTGGTTAACGTCTTTAATCTTTATAAGTGTTAAAAGCTTCTCCGACATTTCTATTAATCTTGAGTTCTAGTTCTTTTGTCATAGCCGGCTGAAGAGATTGTCCATACATATCCAAATTGAAAAACGAATCTTCAGTCGATTCGCCATCTATACCATATGCTATATTACAACCTTGACCTATTGGACAATTTGATATGTCACTTGGTAAAAGTGATTCAAGCCATTGTTTTATTTCTGAACCAACTAGTATCTTGTTATTTTTGGTAAGCATCGTCGGCATTCGTGATATTTTTTTCTGGTACTCTCCAGGTATTCCATTTGTATGAATGTTTTGAAGCTGTATAATCGATTTCAATTTTTCGTTAGTGTTAATGTATTCTAACAAATCCTTACAGTGTGCACATTTATGACTATAAAGTAACAGTGCAGCCATTATTATAGTCTTACAACAATTTTCTTATATTTTTTTAAACGCACATAGTAATAATAAATGAAAGACGACTTGATTATAATTGCCATTATCTGTATTTTTATGCTTTACACACTTTACCCCAAGAAGGAAGGATTTTTCGAGACATCAGGATATAATAAACCACTGAACATTATCGACCATAAATCAACTAAATCACTTACCGGTACATACAAGAGTGTATCAGGTATAACAAACGACGATATAGCCGAAGCAGTGACCGCTGCTGAAAAATACCTCAGTAAAACAACTGGTAGATGTGTATATATCATCGAAACCAATAAAATTGAAAAATCAGTGAACGAAAAGGATTCTGTACTTTACAAATGTAGATTTATGGTCATGGTGAAAGACTCTGGATTTCCTTACGCTTTTGGAGTTGATATAGAAGTACTAGACGGTGAAGTTATTACTGCTCGGACTCAATCATTTACAAGTAGTAGTCAGGCTATAGTTGAAGAAAAAGAAGGTAATTTTGAGGATATCGAGAAATTTTATGATTCTAAAATTAAAGACGTATTTTAGTAACTATGTCACTCACAATAAAAGAGTTGCAAAAAATAGATGACAAGAAGAACAAAATAAAAAAAGATACGTACATCCACATCTATGACGATTGTTGTCGCAAGATACGCTCAGCAGCGAGTCTCAATGAAAAACAGATATTTTTGAAGATACAAAAGTACGTATTTGGGTATCCTACATTTAATGTCGAAAAAGCCACTGCGTACATCAAAAGACAGCTTGTAAATGGAGGATTTCACGTGGTACAATTATCATCAGACGAGCTGTATGTATCATGGACTCCTGTTTCTAAAAAATCTGAACCTGTTGTTGATAATACACCGGAAGAAACCTTACCAAATCTTATAAACTTGAAAAAATTAGCGCGTAAATACAAACCATAAAAAGTACCAAACATATAATAAATGGATAATTTACATGTGCTCGTAGAAGCGAAAAAAGAGTACACTGAACAGCTCAACAATGTCATGTGTCCTCTTATGATTGAAGTTTTTCAAGAAATTTATAAAAATTCGTGTACTCTATCGAAAGGTAAAAAAACGCTCATGTACTTTCAGAAATTGTTACAGGAAGTAAAACTTTGGAATAGTACCATCATAACACAACATGCTGATGATATAATGAAACGTTGTACATGGTTTAATGATTTACTTACGGCCGTTTTTGTGAGTCACGTGAAAATACTTTCATCGGTGCGATTGAAGTCTGAAAGTAAAAAAATATCAATACGTTTACCAACTGCAAGTGATTTTTTGCATACGTGTTATATAAAAGCAGCGGGAGACTTGTATAAGGATCCGTACATTTACCATGAGGAGTACAATGAGTACGAACGTGACGAACTGTTATGTAAAAGGTTCAAGGAGTGTATAGATTCAACTATAAAAGAACTGGTACCTATCCAAGAAATTTTAAAAACGTACGTATCACCGAGTGATATAGAAGACGACGGTGGTATTATGGCCGGTGGTCCATTGCCTGATATAGAAGAGCCTGCAATACAAGAACCAGAACCAGAGTCAGACCATGAAGAAACAGAAGACGAAGAAAAGAAGATTGTAACAACACAAGAAGATGATGTCTTATTCGGTGATGCGCCAGATGAAAAAAAGAAAACTCCGTTATAGATAATAAAATACCATGGAAAATCTACGTAATCCAGTATACGCCGCTATCGCATCAGCTGTTATCACCTATGCCTACATGTACGGAAAAGACTCAATAAACGGAGTACCACCACAAGAAAACAGTGTTTATATAAAACCAGCTGTACTGAATGCTATACTTGTATACTTTATCGTACATGCCGGTTCTGCATCGAAAGAAACTATATCAACTGAACCATTTTAACTTAAAGATAAGATATATTAATTGTGTATATGTCTTCGATTACTGCTTGGTGTGATATGATGGAACAATTCCTATCCGAATTATCTCGTACGTTTCCAGAAGAAACAAGTGTTAAGAAATACGGGACTTCGTTTGACCTTTTACGTAAGACGAACCCTCGTAAATGTATAGACGTGTACATGAAAGGAACAGTTAACTCAGCCGATAAAATTATGCAGAAAAATCCTGATTTTTTCATAGATATGGAACAAGTCATGGGAATTGACCTTTTAAAATTCTGGACACCGGACTTGTCTGAAAATACGAAAAATGCGATTTGGCAGTACATTCAAACACTCTATTTACTCGGTACGACTATCACTTCCATTCCTCAGGATGCACTTTCGGCTATTGAAAACGTGGCCAATAAATGCGCACAGAGCATGCAAAACGGAGACGGTACTTTTGACGAAAAAACGCTCATGTCTGGAATGTCAGGACTTATATCATCTTTGGGTAGTATGATGGGTGAAAAAAAACTAGAGTTGTAGTATATATATGACAGAACGTATTTGGTTCGACGACCCAAGAAATCTCGTAAGACCTGACAAGTTGGTATCATTCTGGCCATCTGTAAATCAAAGTGTAGCCGAGAGATTTAATGCAACTTCTCGGTTTGTTATATACAGTGGTATTGTACTGTACGCCATCAAAAAAGACGATAGAATTCCTATTATAGTTATAGTTACTTTATGTGTATTGTTTATTATGTACAAAGGTAAAATAACCACACAAAGTCTTTTTTTTCAAGAAGAAAAAGAAACATGTCAACGACCAACCAATGATAATCCGTTGGCTAACGTACTTATGAATGATTACGTTGACCGACCCAATAGATTAGGGGCGTGTTCGTACGACGATGTTGATACAGATGTCAGGCGATTTTTAGATGATACTATAATAGTAAATAACACCCGATCGCGCAGTGCTTTACCGGAGTACCAGCGCCGAGCAGCCGCTCGACAGTTTATATCTTCACCAGTCACTACTATACCAGGTGACCAGACTGGATTTGCTGAGTGGTGTTATGGTAAAAAAAATAGACCATTGTGTCGCACGGATGGATCGATGTGTGACCCAAATGCCCGTGGGGTACAGCTAGAAGCATTTGCTGGTTTGGATTATTCCGGTAACAGTAGAACCTTTTAAGTAAATAATTAATATAATATATTAAATAAGTATAATAATGAACTATCAACTCCAACCCGGTTTGATAAACATAGATGAACAAACTACGCCCTCGAGTTCAGCAACTGATTCTTTTGTGATACCTCCTCAACCAAGTAATTTAAATTTGTGTTGCCGACCTAATACGGAACTGTATGGTACAGCTCCTTACAAAGCTGGTAAAGGAGCTCCGAATCATCTTATTGAACTAGATGACATGTTGAGACCGCAATCGACTACCCAATTCAAGAAAATTCTTACTGATACTCTACAAGAACATTCGTTCCCATGGAACACTATGCCATGCAGTGTTGAATTACCTACCAAAACAATCGTGCCTGGTAGTACCAGGGCTTACAATCAAAATATCATGTACGAACAGAGATATGTTAATAAATAAAATCTCTCTCTATTTCAATTAAATATGGCAGAATTGATTTCAATTGCCGGTATATTAGCACTCGCTTACATGGGTAAACGTATGTCACAACCCAAGGAAGAATATACAACAACAACACTTAACCCTATCATTGAAGATAACAATGAACAGTCATTTTCAAGAATACGCAATACATATACAGGTGTTGATAAACCACTCAAGACTGAAATGAATAATACATTTGCCGATATAACACCGAACAGGTACCCAGGTGGTTTACCATCTTATTTATCAGAAGTGTCAAACCCCTACAGGTCAGGTAACATGCAAAACGTTTCACCTATTGAAAAAATGATGGTAGGTCCAGGTTTAAACGTAGATTCGAGTGTACCGGCATATGGAGGGTACCAGCAAATGTTCAGGGTAAGACCACCTAATGTAGGTGCTTATAAACTTACTACTTTACCTGGTCGTTCAGGTCCGGCTGTTGATGTATCAGGTGGAAAACAAGCACAAATTTCAACTTTACAGCACAAGATTGCTCCTAAAACCGCATTTTTACCGTCCCGTAGACCACCTGTACCGGGAAGAGCTCATGAAGTAACAGCACCCGAAAAACATGGAAGTTATGAAAAAACGATGAGACCTACTATCCGTTCAGAGAATACGACTCGTACAGATGGATTACAGTATGGTCCAGCTAAGAGAATTGTGAGTGCTCTCCAATCTGCATCCGATCCTTCGAGGAACAAGGGTGACATTAATACGTACAACGGTCGTACATCAGGCCCTTCACCTGGTATAGCGGATTTCCGAGGCGGATACACAAATTCATCTACTGATTTGCGTTTGGCGGTAAACCGAGGCAATCAAGACAGAGCCGCAAACGCTGGTCGAATGAATGTCAGCATGGGAACGCCTGGTAACCTTACCGCCGTGCGCATAGACAATACAGATACACAAGGGCGCGTAAATCCAGCAAACGGTGGAGCGTATCAGAATTATGTAAAACCACTTTTACAAGATGGTATAAACACCTTGAAAGGATTTGAGAATCCTAGAGCTACTTCTCAATCATTAAGCGTAGCTCAACGAGTTCTTGCGAATAATCCTTTGACAAATTAAGTTGGTACTAATTAATGGAACACATACTAGAGGTTGATAGTAGTGAACGTGACTGTATAAAATTTCCAAATCCGAATGATTTTACGGTTCACCTCAATACACCTATATATAACATTACCAATCTCAAACTCATATCAGCTCGGATACCAACTTTCCAACTTATGATTAATACGGCTAATAAACAGTTTGATGTTGATAATAAGACTATCATCTTACAAGAAGGTAATTATAACGGTACATCCTTAGCAACTATGTTACAAACTTCACTTCAACCTCCTTCATCCAACGTAGATTCCGTAACATATTGTAGCAATACATACAGTCTTACATTTTCAAATGTAGCGGCAACTTCGGGATTTTCAATGCAATTCTATAGTGGTTCAAATGGGTACACTTCTCGAACTGCGTATAGTACACCGGCAAATGTACTTGGGTTTCAGTGTATTGATACACCTTTCACTACTTCTCTAACATCAGGAGCGATTGATTTAACCGGTCCTTCTAATTTGATTGTCAGAATGTCATGTAATGATGACGATTTAGAAAAAACACTATATGTGGACGGATCCACGTTCAGTTTTAATTCAAATGTATATGATTTGGAGTACCCTCCAGTTTTAGAACCATTTTATATGGGTCGAATAATTGCATTCTCCGATACAAAATCGTTCATAGAACTTAAGGGAGCAAACGATGCGGTTGAGTTTTATTTCCACCGTGGACCTATCAGTACGGCTTCTAAATTGCGATTTCGTTTATATTATAACAACTTCAATAAATTGATACCTTACGATTTTCGCTACCAAAATTATTTTATGAAATTCAAAATAACCTGTGTGACTGATAAATTCAAATTACGAGATAAAGAAGACTTGTACCCTGAGCTTCCTGAACCTATAAACCTCGATTTTTTAGAGCCACCGAATAAGAGTTTTTTATATTCAAAGTATTTCATTTATTTTGTAATCACGTGTTTAGTTATGGTTGGAATATCCATGGTAATTATGAAATCGTAAGTTACTCTGGGAAATAACATAAATCTTCTTGTAAAATCATACCTACTACGAGAGCCTTTTTAGTCTTGTACATCTTTTTTATTGATTTTCTGGGAATTGTGGTAAAAGATTTCTCACTGTCTAAATCACTTGCATCGAAATCAGGCTCTTCGGTATCAGATGTCTTATCATAGTCTGAATTATCACTGTCATAATCTGAACCAATTGCACATGAATTCTCAGGTTCCCATCCAGTTGGTTCAGGTGGGAGTGACTTATACTTCATACTTATTATGGTCTATAGATGTTTTTAATATCTTTTCAATCGGCGATTCTGGTATCCATTCGTCCCATGTATCGTTTGCATAATTTATATCGTTCATGAGTGAATCAGGACCTTCGTATCGTATAAACTTTTCAGTCTCTTCATCTACTTCGTCTTCGTCTTCGTCTTCGTCTTCGTCTTCGTCTTCGTCTTCGTCTTCGTCTTCGTCTTCGTCTTCGTCTTCGAGTATAGAACCCGTAACTTTACCAGTCACGTTACGGGCTGCATACCTTAAACAGTACTGTACATCTGAACTTGTTATATAATCCCTACCGGTACTTTTAGCATATTGACCTGCTAATACCATCCCTGATTCTAGAACAGGGGTTAAAATGTTTATAGCCGATTGGATGTATTCTTCTTCCATTTATTTCCGATTATAACTATAGTATGAATATACAGCTCAAAAAGTTTAAGCCAGAAAACATGCCCGACGACAAAGTGTGTGTATTTATTGGTAAGCGTGGAACGGGTAAATCAACCTTAGTAACTGATATTTTATATGCCAAAAGGCATATACCAGTAGGGATAGTTATGTCGGCTACCGAAGAAGGAAATCATCATTATAAAAAATTTGTACCGGATTTGTTTATATACGGTGATTATGACCGAGACGCCATTGAACGAGTTCTTGATCGACAGAAGAAAATTGTAAGTAGCACCAGTAAAACAAATTCAAGCGCCTTTATACTTTTGGACGATTGTATGTATGACAGGAGATTCATGAAAGACGTATGTATACGCCAATGTTTCATGAACGGTAGACACTGGAAACTATTTTTCATGTTGACCATGCAATACTGTATGGACTTATCACCCGATCTTCGAGCGAATGTAGACTACGTGTTTATTTTACGAGAAAATGTTATACAAAACAGAGAAAAGTTGTACAAATCTTTTTTCGGTATATTCCCAACTTTTGAGATGTTCAACCAAGTCATGACATCATGTACCGAAAATTATGAATGTCTCGTACTTGATAATACGTCCAAAAGTAATAAAATACAAGATTGTGTATTTTGGTACAAGGCGAAACCACGTGAAAATTTCAAAATTGGTAGTCCACAAATATGGAATTTTCATAAAAACAATTACAATTCAGCACACGATCCAACATCTAAAACACCACAACATCAAAAAACTACTGTGCGAGTAACTAAAAAAAATTAAATATAGTATAACTAAATGCAGATATTCGTAAAAACGTTAACTGGCAAAACGATAACACTCGAAGTTGAATCAACTGATGCCATATCTACCATAAAATCAAAAATTCAGGACAAGGAAGGTATACCACCGGACCAACAACGTCTTATATTTGCAGGTAAACAACTTGAAGATGAACGAACTTTAGCCGATTATAATGTACAAAAAGAATCCACTTTACATTTGGTTTTAAGGTTACGCGGAGGATTCTAAAAGTATAATTCTAAATGTATCATATACAAATGGATACATTTGACGTATATGATTCAGAATCGAATATGATGACTCCTATTGAAAATGCATTTATACCCGAAATGGATCAAAATGATTCAGAAAAAAATATAGATAACATAGAAATGGACTCTACACCTTTATCAGAACTCATGAGCGAAAATGAAGTAATGGACAACACGACATTACAAAACCCACGTATGATGCCACCACCTCAGCAGCAACAGCAACAGCAAGTAGCTAAACCGGAACAGGTGTATAAAAAACAACCGAAACAGGAAACTCAGTACCCGTTCAATTTAACAGCTGAACAAATGGATTCACTTATTGCAGGAGTTGCTGCCATTGTCGCATTTTCCACAACTGCACAGGATAAGCTCGCTAATTTCGTGCCAAGTGCATTCGATGAAGTTGGACAACGAACTACGATGGGTATACTATTCACCGGTTTAATCGCTGCCATTACATATTATATTGTGAAACGGTTTCTTGTACCGGGGCAGACGGATAAAAACTAAAAGGTGACGAAGGTACAACACCAGCAACGAAAATAAGAGTAAGAAATAGTGCGGTTATACCAGCGTAGTACGCAGGTCCAGTCGTTTTACTATTAGATGGATCTTGAACCCTCTCTTTAATAGTAGGATTTCTAAGCAAAAGAGCAGCAACACTCATCGTTATCAGAGAGGCTGTAAATATAAGAGGCATACTAACATGAAAATGTGCCTGTTCTGAAGCATATAAAAGTACAATTGGGTACAGAAATATAAACGTTAATACTTTAGCCCATGCCGGGTTTGATAAAAACAATGACAACAGTGGCAATAACATAACAATGGCCCATGTGAACAAACTACGTATAACATCGGAAAAAACTGGACGGGTACTCATGTATTATATATATTAATACAGAAATTAATCATGAACTGATTTACCACAAAAAGGCGTGGTTTTAGGTATAAGTTCATATATTCCTAAATCTATACAAACCTTTTTGAGTTTTTGAAACTTTTCCCAGAATTCTCCATCGTGTGAGTAAGCTTTCACTGTAGAATGGGTTAGTTCATGTAACAGTACATGAAAAATTTGATTAGGTTCTCCATCTATACATAACCCTATTTCACATCCTTTATTTACGTTGTAGCCTATTTCACCGAACCTTTTTCTGAAAGCTGTTATAATGATACGTTTACGAAGTACTTTAAACTCATCTGGGCAATTTTCGATAAGTATATTGTACCTTCTTTTCACTTCGGTAAGTTCGGGTGGTTCGGTTGTGTTTTTGATTATAAATACAACCAATATGAAAAGTATCAAAAATAGTAACATCTTACTATTAGTGCATGATAAAAATAAATTGACTATAGAATTGTGAAATAGGTTCCCAACGATGTAAACTAAAACCTAAATCACTTAGGGTTTTTATGAGTGTATCCTTGTATGCTATAGGTTCGGGTTTAGGTCCGTCTTGATAAAATGGGGTATCATCCAGAAAAACGTATATTTTTTCACCAAAATTACCATACCCTGATAGATCTGATTTACGGATGATAAAACTATTAGATTGAGTATCATTCCATGGTGTGTATACGATGATACGTTCTGAATCTGGTATAATACCTATAAGTTTACCACCTGGTTTTAACTTGTCTTTTATAGACTGTAAACTACTGTAGAACAAGTTTGATGTTTCGAAAATATAATGCAATGAAAAATTATAACATATGACATCGTAATAACCTACATTTCGATTATAACAACTACGAACGTCACCATGTTCAAAACGGCATGGTAACTGTGAAATTTCAGCACGTCGTTGTGCTTCGCTTAGACTTGATAAACTCGGATCGCACATATCGACTTTCACTTGAGCTTTTTTCCACTTACCTATATCTCCACCCGCTCCACATCCTACATCAAGTACGTTGTCACCAGGTGAAGTACACTCAAGTATCAAATTACGTTTGGTATCATTATGAAACTTTCGCAGTGAAAGCATATTAAAGGTTAATAGCCTAATAACTTTATATGGCAAGTCTAGAGCAAGATTATACAACTGTCCCAGGTCAAACTTTTGCATGCATTTCGTTGGTTGGACCAGATTGTCCACAGAAAAATGACAAGTTCGGGTTGAAGATAAGAGGGTGCTTCGCTACACGTGACGAAGCTGCTAGTCACGCAAAAAGATTACAGAAAGAAGATGCAACTTTCGATATTTATGTAGTCGATTTGTACAAATGGCTACTTATACCACCAGACCGAGACCACATTGAAGACGTTCATTATAACGAAGAAAAACTCGAAGAACTCATGTCGGCTTATCGCGTGAACCAAGCCCAGGCTGCTAAAATGTTCGAAGAGCGTAAAAAAGGAATGATTGAAAAACCTATAGAAGGAATAGGATTTATTAAACCGGGAGACGAAAATTCCAAATATTATACAAAACCGGATGAACCACCTATTAGTCATCCAGCTGATATACTTGAAAAGTTAAGGGTTGATAAACCTGATACACCTATTGAAGAGCTGGTGAAACTAGCTGACGAACAAGTAAAGCTCGAAATTGAACAACGTCAAAAAGAACGTGAAGAAAAAAACTCGTCTATAGAATAGATTAAATGGTTAAATTGTCCATAATTTTCAATATTATCACGATTATACTCGTGATGTTCTTATTTATTAACAAGAACACGAAGAAAAAAAATGACGAGGTGAAAATACCTGTAACGACTATATCAGCATCGAAACTTTTTAACAGTATATTATCTGATAATAACGCTCTGGCAACCAATAGAGCCGAGCAACCGTTGGATACAACATACGGAGACTTGGGAGATTTTACGACATTCGATTCCGTTGATTACGAATTAGAACGTCATATAAACGTCTACAATATAGAAGATTGGGTAGATAAAACTGACACTTCACTTACTGTGAAATCTACTATGGATTACGTGTCATCTACTGCCTAATTATGACTGGTTGCATGGTTTTACCCATAAAAAATCCAAGAATAAAAGTCGCAAAGATAAGTATATATGCATTTTTGTCTAAATTATCAAAAATACTGAATGGTTTTTGTATTTGTGGTGGAGGCGCATAAAACGTCTGTGAATATTCAGGTTGCGGAGGAGGAAGCGGGTCATCATACTGTTCGTCGTCAATAACGTTATTCATTACTGATAAAGGTACGTCATATTTTTAATACTCTTCATCTTCATCATCGTATGTTACAAAGTTTCTGAGATTTCCATGTTCATCGGCATCCGATTCCGAATCAGAATCACTCTCTTCTTCTGAATCAGATTCCGACTCGTCATCGTACTCGTCGTCCGAGTAATCATCAGTACACACCTCCTGTGGTTCATAACGAATAGGTTGTTTAACAGTACGACCATAACGTGTAGTAACTACCATTTAATATACAGGTCTAAAATTCTTTTTGGTTCTTAACGCTTCTGTCTCTATAAACGATTCAAGCTCTCTAGCTACATCAAGTATATCATCGTCCAAATCGTACTGAGGAGCATATAAAGCCAGTTCTTGAATACTTTCAATCGCGATATTCAAATAATGACTTGCTAAATCAGGGTCATCTATATTCTTGTCACATAATTCGATATTGTTCACGTACTGTATATACAGTTCAGGGTTCAACCCTGAGAATTTTTTAAATTTGAGCTGGAAACTTCGTATCGTATCTTTGGATGCGTGACTCGTTGGTAATAATGTTACGAATACAAGAAGGGATACGGCTATCAGGCACAGTATGAAGATAAACATTGTTGAGTACAACCTTACAGATACTGCCGAACATTATTTCGCATATTTTATCCGGTAATCTATGTTTTCGACCTGAGAATTTCTTGCATTCATCATCGTGACATTTCTGACAAATCGTTTTTTCCTTGTTGTTTATTTCAAACCATACGTGGTTTGATTTATGGGTCGTCTTTTTATTCGCACAGTATTTCGAATCAGTTGATACAACCATGCATCGCTTGTTTGTTTGTAGTACTTTTAAAATTCTAGCTTTACTTTGTCCTTCCATATTTCGTTGGATAAACTCCTGTAATTCTACTTCGGTAGGTACGTTTTTAAAAACCGGGGGTGGTATTGGTACGGTGTACGGCGCTGATGTTCTTACTGTAGCAAGTTTGAGTTTTTCTAGTGTTATATCAGGTGATATGTACTCGTAATTATGTATAATTGGCAAGTACACCCCTTCGGTTATTTTACCTGTATGTTCACATTGTACACACCCTTTTCCGTGACACGCTTCATGGTTTGTCTTCTTATGTGACCATGGTAACCTAAATCCACTCCCCTTTGAACCAGTTTCGGGATTTCCGTAGACACATGGGTCGATACATGTTCGCCATTCTACCGAACTATCAAACGTATACAAGTGTGTCACGACACGATTCATCAACTCTATAGCTTTTGACTGATCCACTACTAATCCGTTCCAGTTTATATGTATACCGGTTTTGATTTTGCCGTTTTTCTGTTTAGGTTCGGAAACGGAAACGAGTGACATGTCATGATTTACGAATTTACATATACATTCAGTTACATTGTAAACTCTTTCCATACTAAGTGGTTCATCGGCTATATAGTCTATGTCCATGAAAAAGTTGTAGTACATGGTTTTCTGTTCGACGACGAACACTTTTATTGATTGTTTCACAAAATTGATATATGACAGGTAAAAGTCATCGATTTTGTCAAACGGTACATGAAGTTTTCCACCATCCATAAGTACATGAGTTAATTCATTACCTGACGTGTGTATATACTGTTTGAACATGTGTATTAGTACATACAAGTCTTATTTTTTTTATTACTGAAAATTAAAAGTTATACGAGGTTTTTTAAGAGTTTCAATGAATTCGGGGTTCATTACAACGAAATTGTGTATGACAGTCCATTGTTGCTTTTTAGTGAATTCTTCAATCGTATCGAAACTTATCATATCATTTTCGTCGTATGACCTTCGTATATGCATTTTTAATTTTTTACGGTTTTCGGTATGAGTTTTACGTTTATTAAACTCTTCGATTATACTGTATTGAACATCCCTAGTTATGTTATACTCTATAATGTAAACGTTGTATATTATGACAACATCAAGATTGTCTTTACGGTCTTCTTCTTCCTCTTCTGGCGTTCTTGTATTATGCACGAACGTAAAATGGGAATACTGACCTTGTTTTAATTGGATAACTCCGCGTGTCTCTTCTTCGAGTTCACGTAAAGCACACCGTAGAGGGTTGGACGTCTCTCTTTTGCGACAACCCCCGGTTATAAATATCCAATCTCTGTGTCTTCTGTCTCGAACAGTTAAGAATCGAGGCTTGTCATCAATGAAAGATACGAGAATTGTAACTGTTTTATGTCGTTCCTCGCGGATAGACATTGTACTACTACATCACTAGACATTTATTCTGTTATTTCTTCTCCAATATCTTCCTCGATGACAGGTTCTCGGACAGTAACAGTTTTTTTAACTAGGATTGGTTTTCGTCTAATCACATCATTAACAGGCGCTGGTGATACTGGTTTATGAATCTCCTGTTTTATTTTATTGAGTTCTTTGTACAGGTATACAGATAGTAAGATGCAAATCACAACAAGTACATTTAAAATATTTTCACGGATAATTGTCGGTAACATTATATATAAGAAATCTCATATAATTTTAATTTCCAAATACCGCACCCATATTTTCTTGTAAGCGTGTTTTATCTTTGACAACACATGATTCAGCTGTATTCGCAAACTGGAGTGTTTGGTACCGACAAGCTGATTCGTCATCCGGGCTGATAAATCTATCAAGCGTTCTTGATTTAGGGTCATAAGTGAGTACGAATACAAAAATAAGAATAACACATAACAAAATAATAGAATTCATTACTAATACGATCGAATTTAGTTTGCGTATAAAAGTCCCCCCATACCGTTCTGTATTTTTAGAATGTTATAGTTTACGCCATACACAGAATTCGTGAATACATTTGAACCAATCAACCGAACCGAGTCAAGTCGACTGAAATTGAGAGTACCGGTAGGCTGTAACTTGTTGGTATTGAGACAGAACGGGTACAAGAACTTTTCAGTTCTGTATCCGCTAGCAAATAAAGACGCGTAGTGAGTATCGGTATGATAATGGTAAGGAGCTCGTATATAATGAGGATCGACTGGTTTAGAGTCACCTATATCTATTCCGTTTATTTGCAGTCGAATTGATTCGTTGGCT